AAATATTCCAGCGGCGCTTAACGCCGACGGTGTGTATTACGTGCTTGTTGCGGAGTACTCTGGCGACACTCGGGGGCAAGATTGGTACTGCACTTTAACATGTGTAAACCAGGCGGTAACTCGGACCCCCTTTGATAGCGTGCAGGTGACTTATGGACCGTAGAGGACTTTTAAATGACGCCGAAGAAGGACTGCGAGTTGCTTTTGATGGGCGGCAATCTACCGTCTGGACCGCAATGCCCGCCATCGTTCAAAGTGTCAATCTTTCGGCCATGACCGTAGTCGTTCAAACGACAATTCAGGGCATCGTTAACGCTCAGGATAATACTCAAACTTTTGTGAATCTCCCACCACTAGTTGACGTACCGATTTGTTTTCCAAGCGCCGGGGGCTTCACCATTACAATGCCAATCGCAGTAGGCGATGAGGTCCTGGTGGTCTTCGCCTCGCGCTGTATAGACGCCTGGTGGCAGTCTGGTGGTTTTCAAAATCAGCCAATTGAATTTCGCATGCATGACTTATCCGATGGGTTCGCACTACCGGGCCCGCGTTCGCTCCCTCGAGTGGTGCCCACCATTAGCTCTACCGATTTAGAAATTAGAAATGACGCGGGAACTAGCTACATTGCAATTACCGCAGATGGCCATATAAAACTTGTCTCCCCTCAAGGGGTCACCGTTACCGGGAATTTAAATGTCAGTGGTACAATCATTGGCGGGGGTATCTCGCTTACAACGCACGTACACGGCGGCGTAAGTACGGGCACGGGGGATACAGGGGGGCCAATATAATGAGAGTTAGAAAATTGACCGCCACCGGCGATTACTCGTTCGGCAACGGGCAGCTTGATTACTACCAAGATGTCCCGCAAGGCGTGGGGCAACTTGTGCAAACATCCCTTTTACTTTTTCTCGGTGAATGGTACTTAGACACCACAGTCGGTACGCCTTGGATTGAAGGCGTCTTAGGTAAGCACACGCAAGCGCTTGCCGACTCGACAATTCAGGCCCAAATTTTACTTGTGCAAGGTGTTGTCTCGATTGCGAGCTACCAAAGTACAATCGATCCAAATACTCGCCAGTATTCGGCGACAACTACAATCAACACGCTTTATGGCACAACCGAAGTGCAGGTGAGTAACTATGCAAATTTCTGATTTAGTTTATATCGACGCAACCGGCTACCACTATCCTGATTTCCCGACGTTTCTAACTTTTGTGCAGGGGATTTTTACAGGCATTTATGGTGCAGATGTCGTACTGGACCCGTCAACTCAGGACGGCCAATGGACAACAGCGCTTGCGCAAATGATCTATGACACCATCACGCAAGATGCAGCGACCTTCAACTCTTTCTCGCCCGTCACGGCGCAGGGCCTAGGGCTTTCGCGAGTGGTGAAAATTAACGGCCTCTCGCGCGGCATCCCGACTAACTCAACCGCTGATTTAACAATCGTGGGAACTGCGGGCACTGTCATATCGAACGGTATTGCGATTGATTCTTTAAATCAGCAATGGTTCTTGCCGGCATCCGTAACTATTCCCGGCCCGGGCACAATCACAGTTACAGCGACAGCGCAAAATGCGGGTAACATCACGGCCGATGCCGCGACCATCACGACCATTTATACGCCGACTCTCGGCTGGCAATCAGTCAACAACGTCGCGGCGGCTACGCCCGGCGCGCCGGTTGAATCGGATGCAGCCCTTAGAATTCGCCAAGCGCAAAGCACGGCTAACCCATCCTTAACGGTACTTGAAGGGACAACGGGCGGCGTTGCGAACTTGTCCGGCGTCACGGCCGTTCAAGCCTACGAGAACGTCACCGACGCAACCGATGGAAACGGTCTTCCACCCCATAGCATCTCACTTATTGTCGCGGGTGGCGATGACATGGCAATCGCAAACGAAATTGCCCTTCATAAAACGCCCGGCACGAATACCTACGGCACCACATCTGAGACGGTATACGATAATCACGGCATGCCGCTTATAATTAATTTCTATCGGCCAACAATTGCGACCATTGGTGTGCAGATAACAATCACGCCATTTGTTGGATGGTCAACGGATTTTGAACCTCTCATTGCCGCAGCCGTTGCCGCCGTCATCAACGTAGTACCGATTGGTGATACTGTTTATTACACCTCTCTTTTTGCACCAGCATACTTGCCGGGAAATCCTGCAGGGCTAACCTACAACATCACCAGCATTGAAATAAAAAAGAATTCTGGAAGTTTTGCAGCGGCAAATGTCACCCTCGATTTCAATGAACAAGCCTTTACCGATCCAACAGTTGATGTGGTGTTTGTCACATGATGGTTTCAGACTACGTCGGGTTAATTACCTCCGAGTACGCGCAGCAGCCGAACTTCATCGCAATGGTGACGCAGTTTGCACAGATTTTTGTCTACATCCAATCACTCTCACAATCTATGGTGCCGCTCTTTGATGTCGATGTAGCCGTAGGCCAGCAGCTTGATGTTATCGGTCAATGGGTGGGGGTTTCACGAAATGTTGCCATCCCCATTGCGGGCGTTTATTTTACCTGGGATTCTACCTTTGATGTCGGCTGGGACTATGGAACTTGGCAGCCCTCGAATGCCCCGACAAATGTCACAGTTCTACCTGACGATGCTTACCGCACTTTGATTCGTGCAAAGATTGCCGCTAACAGTTGGGACGGGACAACCGATGGGGCTTACGCAATTTGGGATAGCGTCTTTCCGCAGTTCACCATCCTCATTCAAGATAACTACAACATGTCCTATGATTTAGCGATTGTTGGCGGTATCGTGGACTCGTTAACATTGGCGCTTATTACTGGTGGATACATACCGCTTCGGCCCGAAGGTGTGGCGGTTGCAGAATATTATGTTTCAACGGATACTAACCCCTCATTTGCCTGGGATGTAGAATCAACTCTACTTCAAGGCTGGGATGAGGGCTCGTGGCTTAGAGAAATTGACCCGACTTAATAAGGAGCGAATTTATGACTATAGAAAATGATTTTTTACCGTTTTGCGGAACTGATACCGGCACCAACTTAGAAGAGCAGGCAGCGTATTTAGCTGACCCCAATCGGCTTATCGGTAATCAACCGGGTATTGCCTCATCGAAATTTAATAACAAGGCGATTCGTCAAGGCACTTTCATTGCCTCTCAGCTTGCTCAATACGTTGCAAATCAAACGGGTGCAAACGTTTTAGATGACGGGGTTACAGCAAACTTTTTTGCTCAATTATCGGCGGCCATTGAGCCGCTTCCCACGATTTATTCCTTTCTTACTTCTGGCTCAGGAACCTACAATGCCTCGTTTGTATTTTTCTTAAGCCCCACAGGCTCTGCAAGTTCTGGTGCGACCTACACGAATAATGGTGTGACCTATACTGTGAGCGCAACAGTTGCGAGTGCTGGACAAGTCATTATGACGGGCAATGGCGCGCCGCTTGTACAAGGCACTCTCACCAAAGCTTCGGGCACAGGGGATGCGACGATTACATTTCTCGCTGTACGCGCACCAGTCTCTTATAAGATTTTTGCAGTGGGCGGGGGCGGGGGCGGCTCGGGCTCGGGTTCCGGCGCAGGCAATGGCGGCGCTGGTGGCAATACTACTTTCGGCACTTCCCTTATCGTAGCCAACGGGGGGAATGGCGGCATTTTAGCGTCCGGCGTTTCCGGCGGCAGTGCTTCTTTAGGGGGCCTATCCGGTATTAGTGGAACGGGTAATTCGGGCGGTGTGTATGGCGGGGGCGCAGCGAACTTTGCCGGTAACTATGGTGCGGGTGGCGGTGGGGCTGCTAGTGCAACGTTTAGTGCGACCGGCGGATGGGGCGGTGCGGGCGGAAACGTTGAAGCCGTTATTAATTCTAGCCTGTTATATTCATACCCCTACGCTGCAGGTGCAGCCGGCACTTTAGGCACCAATGGCTCGGGCGGCGCTAATGGCGCGCCGGGAATTTCGGGCGCCCTTATCATCGAGGCTCGTTACTGATTTTATGCAAGAAATACCGTCCTCTTTTTACTACCTCATCGGCTCTTTAATTGTCGCCAACATTGGCACCATTGGGACTCTGGGCGTGATTGCTTTTAAAGCAACTTGGTGGCTGTCGCGTCTTGATACTCGCGTTGAGAAAGCGCAAGAAACCGCCGTGAGGGCGCATAAGCGCTTGGATAAAATCGAGGCATCAAAATGAATTCAAACTTTGATGCCGCCTTCCAATATCTTTTGCAAGATGAAAGCACCCGGTACACAAACGACCCAAATGATCCGGGCGGCCCAACAAAATTCGGCATTACCCTAATGGCACTTCAAAGTTTTTTAGGACGCCCCTGTACAGCCCTTGATGTTGAAAACTTGAGCGAGGATTTAGCGAAACAGATTTACGCTCAGAAATATTGGGCACCTCTTTTATGCGATTCAATTTCGAATGCGGGAGTTGCCACATGCCTTTTCGATACTGGTGTTTTGTATGGCGTCGGATCGACTGCAATGATTGCACAAAAGGCCGCAATGAATTGCGGGGCGCAAATAAAAATTGACGGCATTTTTGGTGAAGAAAGCGTTAACGCGGTAAATGCGCTGAATCAAAAAGATTTCATTCAATCTTTTTACAATTTAATTCTGGCCCGCATTGAGGCAGTAATTTCGGCTAAACCTGATGAAGAAAAATACCGAAGAGGGTGGGAGGCGAGGGCTCAGCGTCTCTTGACTTTATCTGATAACGCTCTTGTAATGAACCAGAACTAAAACTTTTTAAGGGGGATCTAATGAAACTAAAAAATATTTTTACCGTTCTTATCGCACTTTGTGTGCCTGCAGTTGCTTTTGCTCAAGCCGCTGCGGTTGCAGTACCGGCTCAATCGGCGGTAGTAGTTTTTCTAACGAATCTTTTTGGAAAGCTCCCCACAAGTTTCCCGTCTTGGATTGCACCAGTTCTCGCTGCACTTTTCGAAATCATTGTTCGCATTTGGCCAACAGCTAAACCGCAATCAATTTTCATTTGGATAGCAAGTCTGTTTGATGCCCTAAGCGCGGGCTTTAAAAAGATTTCCGGGCTGCTCGATTCTTTGGTGCAAAATATCGCACCGCCCAGCGCATGAGCCTAGCCACCATTTGGGGCTTTATGAAGTGCCTTCCAGAGCTGATAAATCTTTATCAGGCTCTGGAAAAGGCTGCACAAGAAGCCGAAATAGAGCGAAAGGTACAGGGAGATATTGTCACTATTCATGACGCATTTCAAACAAATGATGCCACTAAGCTTAATGCTTTGTTTAATTCTAAGTAGTGGCGGCTGCGTAAGTGCGCCGCCAACTGCAATAGAATTTGAGGGGAAGTGGACCTTCTACCAGCCCGTAAGTGGTGAGCCCTACCAGGCTTGTTTGCAAGAATCAGATGTTGATGCTCTTCGGGAAATTTTAATTAGGTGCGGGACGAAATGAAAATTATTTTAGGCCTTTTATTTTTTGTCCCGCTTTTAGCTTTCGCCGATACGCCGGGACAAATCATAAATAAAACTTGTCCTGCGCACCAGTGGCTCGAATCAATCATTCCTGGGTTCACGCCTACATGTACGCAGCCGCAGTACTCTGATATCGGCGGCACCCCGCCCGTTGGCGGCGCAATATGGGGCCAAATCGCTGGCACCCTCTCAAATCAAACCGATCTCCAAAGCGCCCTAAATGCAAAACAGAATTCGCTTACGTTTGGAAATTTAACTAGCGGCACCACGGGGGTTAGTTTTTCTGGTGGCACGGGCGCTGTCATTGGCTCAGGTTCGTCAATCTCGATTCAGACCGCATCGGGTTCCCAGCCCGGTTTATTATCGGCCGCCGACTGGACAAACTTTAATTCAAAACAGGCCGCAGGCAATTACATAACGGCGCTTACTGGCGACGCGACAGCCTCTGGCCCCGGCTCAGCAGCCCTAACTCTTGCAACTGTAGCAACTGCTGGTACATCACCCAAAGTCACATACAATGCTAAGGGGCTTGTTACCTCGGGCACCACACTCTCAAGCGGCGATATTCCGAACAATGCCGCCAACACCTCGGGAACCGCGAGTAATATTACCGCTTCAAGTAATTCGACGCTCACGACCTTATCCGTACTTTCTTTGCCATATTCTCAAATCACCGGTGGCCCGTCGCCCTATTCGCTTAAC